TTCATCGGCGAAGCCCAGGTGCGTGGCGTTCTTTCCTCCTATGCGAATATCAGCGACGTTCTGCTCGTTGATGAGACGTATGAGGAGTTCGCCCGCCAGCAGAAGATCATCCTGCCGGGCGGCGTCGCCTCCTTCTTCCCGGAGAACACCGTCCTGTTGCTGCCCGGCCTGAACGACACCGGCCTCGGATACACGGCCCTCGGCCCGACCGCCGAAGCCAAGCAGTCCACCGTGTACGGCATCAGCCGCCAGTACGATGCCGGCCCGATCGGCGCCATTCTCGACATCCCGTCCGCCACGCCGGGCTACGAGGCTTACGTGAACGGCACGATGCTGCCGGTTCTCGTCCAGTCCAACAGCACGTTCAAAGCGACCGTCCTCAACGGCTGAGCTTAAGGAGCCAGCATGTCCACGACGCTTATCGACAACATCGACTGGTTGAAGTACATGCGGCTCAACGCGACCGGGGAGCCGGAACTGTTCGACAAGGACACCGGCTTCCCCGATTCGTGGGTGAGGCAGCAGTGCCGTAAGGCCGCGTTGCTGTGCATGGCCGAATGCCCGAACGTGTACGCGCGGCTGCGCAGGCGGAGGCTGAGCGAATCGGATTTTGCCGGCGTGGTATGCGACATGGTTCTCCGTCTCGCCCGCCAGTACAAGTACAAGGCGGAATCGAACGGCAACTACTCGTACACGCGGCGCGACGACCAGCCGGTGGCTCCGGGCTACAATCCCAGTCCCCGACTGTTCGTCGCCAAGGACGAGAAGGCCATACTCGCCGGCTACACCAGTTCGCAGGGCGGCGGGCACATCAGCCTCGGCTTCGACCCCGGTTTCGGGGGCTGACCATGAGCCACCTGTATGACGGGGAGCAGCCCGAGGAGACCCACCTGTTCGATGACGTGGAGACCGAGCCCCGTATAACGGACGATCTACTGCACCGCGACATGATCGTGGTGCAGCCGATGAAACCGTATGAGACGCCCTACGGTTCCGGCACCGTACCGGACGGCGACGCCTCCTACTGTTACTGCTCGTTCGAGCCGCGAATCAACAAGAACAGCACGTTTTCCAAGAACTGGGCGCAGGACACCACGCCGCAAACGACCGGTGGCCTGCGTGAGGATGCGTTGGCGATCGTTCTCGCGCCGGAATGGCATGGGGACATCAACACGCAGTTCTGGCTCGATAACGCCTGTTACGAGGTTGACGGCCCGCCTATGGAGATGCGTCACGCCTCGGATGCCGCCCACCATTGGAACATCACCGCGAGGTGCATCGGCCACGCGACCGAGGACAACGGGTTGAAACCGCCTGTCCCGCCCGAGGGTAGCCGCACATGGGGTACGTGAACTTGAAGCCCGCGAATGTGCTGAACCGTGACATGGCGATACTGTTCGGAGCCGAAGCGACCCGTCCCGTGGCGGAGAAGGTCGAAGCGAAAGCCAAGGCGCTGGCCGACATGAAGGCGAAGCATTCGTCCGTCGCCAACCGCATCGACATCAGCACTCACGCTCACGGCACGCACACCGCCGTCATCATGAGCGTCAAGGGCCGTGACGGTTCCGAGATCGCCTCTCACTTGGAGTTCGGCTACTTCAACCGGTGGCTGGAACACAAGTACGGCATCAAAAGCCCGCTGGCTTGGATGCCGGGATTGTTCATCATGTCGGAGGCGAAATATGTCTGACCCCACGATATTCGACCTTTCCGTAAGGGAACAGTTGGATGCGGTCGCCATGACACGCGCCTACCTGGACGCCGTCGAATGGAAGAACCGTGATTTCAGGCCGGTCATCCAACCGGAGGTCACGCCCGCCACGGATTCGCTCCTGTTGTCCCATGACGTGATTCTCTACCATTGCGGTGCTCCTGAGCAGCCCGACTGGAATCTGAAGGCTTGGATATGGCAGTACACGCTGTCTTTGACGGTGTTGGGCCGTGACCCGGAACGGGTGGCCCGCATCTGCGGATGGCTGCACCGTTGCATATCCGCATGGCCCTACCGGCCCGGCACCGACTATGGGAAGATCGGGCGGATAGTGGACAATCCCGGTTTCGAGTCCCGGTCTTCCGGCGACATGACCAGTTCCAAAAGCATCGTCGCGTGGACTTCCACGAAACGCATACAGGCCGCGTCCCCACGCGGCTGACCTTATCTGAAAAACCATCAATCACACAATCAGACCCCGCACGCCTACACGGCTGCGGGGTTTTCCATATTTGAAAGGAAAACGATATGGCTGACGAAATCGGCATCCACGACGACGGCGTGTTGACCGCCGTCCGAGGAACGATCTTCATGGCGAAGGCCGAGACCATCATTACCTCCGCACTGCTCAAGCAGTTCACCGTCGAGGCGGCGACCGTGGGCGTGGGCGACGGCATGTGGACGAACCTCGGCCACATGTCGAACGACAACCTGCCCGAGTTCGCGTTGGACGGCGGCGACGCCACCACGTTGAGCACTTGGCTCAAGGCGGCGTTCCGCACCCAGTACGCCCAGACCACCGGCACTGTGACGTTCAATTCGGTGCAGGGCGACAAGGGCACGTTCAAGACCTTCTACAACGCGGTCGATATGACCGGCGCCGGCGTGGCCTTCTCCTTGGAGAAGACCCCCATCAACAAGTCCCTGTTCATCCTGTGGTCCGACACGAACACGACCGGCCGTGCCGGCCTGCTGCTGCCGAACTCGGACATCGCGTTCTCCAGTCTGCCTGCTCTTTCCACGGATTCGTTCGTGGAGTTCTCCGCTCAGGCGAACATCAAGACATCCAGCACGCTTCCGCATGACAAGAACGGCAAGTTCACGTCCGTCGCCTACTTCGCGCCGTCCGACTTCACGGTCTGACCCGTCTCTTCCTTGCCGCGTCTCCTATCCGCGCGGCAAGGAACCCCCTCTTTCCACGGATAGGGCTTTTCAGAATCATTCTTTTCCACGGATAGGAGCCGATGATGGCAGAGAACACTAAGAACACGACCGACAACGCGAAGATGCCGGAGACATGGGACGAGCTCAAGGAGCAGCCGCTGTTCGCGGGACTGCCCGACATGGCGAAGCCGCAGGAGCTGAACGTGGCCCAGTCCGCCGAGTTCTCGGTGACATGGCAGCGCATCTCCGAACGCAACGGGAAACTGGGCGACATGGGCTTATTCGGCGACGATGAGGCCGACAAGCCGAAGAAGAAGCCGAAGTACGACGAGTCCGAAGCCGTCATCCTCATGGCCGAGATCGTGCAGTACGCGGACATGTTCTACCGCGAAATCGCGGCCGACGAGAAGCAGTGGGACGAGTTCACCCGTGGCCGCACCTTGGAGAACCTGTACGTGCTGCTGGTGTCCCTGACCACGTTCTATTCGGTGGCACTGGGAAAATCAAGCGCCTCCAAGACGCGCTTGGAGAATGCAGAGTAGCGGTCTCGGCCGACTTCCAACGCTTCTACAACATCAACCTCCCCGCCAGTATGGGCCGCATGGAGCCGTCATGGCTGTGCGACCTGCTGGACGGTTTGGAGGGCGTTGACGGGAGCCTGTACCGCGCGTGGATGGCCGAACACCATCCGCTCCCACGGGAAGACGCGAAAAGCATGCCGCGTCTTTCCTACCTCACCTACGGGCAGTCGCAGATGCTGATGCTCAGCATGACGAACCAGCTTGAGATGATTCGCGTGATGATCGCCCGCATGATGGGCGACAAGAAGTCGAAGCCGCAGCCCGTCTATCCGCCCGGCACCGTGGTCAAGCCCGATTCGGTCGGGCCGAAATCGTTCTCCACGGCGGGCAAGTCGTTCGCCCAGATCACGGGCATGTTGGGTGCCGTGTTCGGCGGCAACAGTTTCTAGCAGAAAACCCCTCGCATTCCACGAGGGGTTTTCGTTTATCCTCCCGGAGGTTTTCTCATGGCCTTGTATTCCGCTGGCGCGGTCGGCGTCGATATTCGCCCGGACACCGATAATTTCTGGAAGATTCTCAACGCGGAACTGCATTCTCGCCACCCCGAGGTCACCGTTGATGTGAACACGAAGGGCGTCGCACGCGCCAAGGAGCAGATGCGCGACCTTGACGGCAAGACCCTCACCAACGTGGTGAAGATCGACGGCGACCCGTCCGGCTTGCGTGCCATCGACAAGGCCATGCAGGCCCAGCGGAAGCAGTGGGAGAAGAAGCCGGTCACCAGCAGGTTCGACTTGGACGATACGTCGTTCAATGAGAAGATTCACCGGCTTTCCAACCAGATCAAGCGGACCGCCGGCCAGACGGAGGCGTTCGTCAAGAAGTCGCAGAAATCCGTGGCCGACAGTCTTCAGGACAGTCTCTCCCGCATGCGTTCGGCACGCGCCCTCTACGACAAGGAGGCCACGGCCGCATCCCGCAGGCAGACCATGCTCATCAAGGACGAGCACGCCGCCTACGACATGTACGCGGAGGCCATCGAGAACGGGCGCAAACGTCAGGAGCAGTTGACCCGCAGCCAAGCCGATGTCAGTAAGACCCTTGACTGGTCCATCAAGAAGATGAAGGAGCTGCGCGAGGCCGGGAACATCGACACCGCGAACTGGTACAAGAACAGTCGCATCCCCGAGCTGCGCGAACAGCTCAAGGGCCTGAAAGCCGACCTGAAGGCGGTAGGCAAGGAGATAGCGGAGAACAAGAAGGCGCAGGACAAGCTCTTCTCCGCTGATTTCGACAACAAGGTAGCGGCACAGCAGCGTCTTATCGACTCCAACACCAAGAAGTGGGAGAAGGCGACCGACGCCATCTCCAAGTATTCGGACGCCGAGCTCATGCGCAAGGCGCGGCTCAAAGACTTCAACCGTGAGAACGACCGGCTGTTCTCCGGCCTGAACAAGATTCTCGACCTTGAGGAGAAGTCCGAGAAGCTGAACCGCAGGCAGCTCCAGCAGCTGTCGAAGCTCACGGCCGGCCAGAAGGCGTTGGCCGAGGTGTTCGAAGACACGGGAACCAGCGTCAAACGCCTCAACGCGGTACAGAACGATTCGCGCCGCACGATGGACAAGCAGCGCAAGACCGCCCGCGAACTGACCAGCCTGTTCGACGAGCAGGAGACCCAGATCAACGCGCTTTCCGCCGCGTTCCAGAAGTTCAAGCCCATGGGCATCGACAAGAACCTCGGCAAGGAGCTCAACAATACCTTCGACCAGCTGAAGAAGCTGCGCGACTTCGCATCCCGCAAGCCGATCACCGCCAAAGCCACATTGGATAAGACCCAATGGGACAAAAAATACGCGGAACTGATGTATGACGCGGAGAAGCTGCGCGCCAAACTCGACCGGGAGCATGAGGTCAACGTCCGCGTCAAGGTGTGGGAGGACAACGCCGACAAGCTCGAAGCCCGGTTGGAGAAGCTGCGTCATACGCGCCTCGACATTCCCGTGGACTGGCAGGTCGATCAGGAACGAATCATCGCGTCGATGCGTGAGACCGCCGCCAAGATCAAAGCCAATCCCGAACGTCGTTGGGAGCTTGAAGCCGACCTCGACCTGCAAATGCATCGCGCCGAGGAGAAGCTGAAGAAATTCGAGGACAAGAACGACGAGCTGAAGATGGATTTGGACTTGGAGACCGCGTTGGCCCGAGCCCATCTCGCCTACTTCACCCGCCCCCGCACCATCGACATCTTCGCTAATTTCAAGGGCACTGACCTTGGCAAGATTTTCTCCGGCATGACCAGTGGTGCGACCGGTTTGAAGGGCGTGCAGAACCAGTTCGACAGTCTTGTGAACCTGTTCGACAAGCTCGACAAGGTGGTTCAAGTGGTCGATTCTCGGTGCCGGCGTCACCGCGTTGGGTGCCGGACTCCTGAACCTGGGACGCACTGCGGGCGGTGTCGGCGTCAGCCTCGTGTCCATGAGCAAGGCCGCGTTGGCCGCTCCCGCCGCGTTGGCTGGTCTGGCGTCCGCAGGCTACGTGGGCTACCGGGTGTTCGGTGATTTGAAGGAAAAGTTCGATGTTACCAAGACCTCGCTGGCGAACCTGAACAAGGAGTTGGGCGACAACGCTTGGAACGAGTACGGGGATAACCTGTACCGTCTCGCCAACGACGTGGCCCCCTCACTGTCCAAGGGTTTGAATGGTATCGCCGTCGAGGAAGGCAAGGTGCTCAACGGGCTTATCGACGTGGTGCGCCAGTCGAACGAGGCCGAACAACTACCGCGTATCTTCGAGAACACTCGTCTCGCGGTGTCCGAACTGAACCCGGGCTTGCAGTCACTGGCCCGCGCGTTCCTCGGCTTGGGCGACCAGTCCAGCCAGTATCTGCCCCGCATGGCCTCCTACATTTCCGACGTGGCCGAGAAGTGGGCGAACTGGGTGGATACCGCCGAACGTACCGGTCAAGTCTCTAAGGCGATGGAAAAGGCCATCGAACAGGGCGGCTATCTGAAATCGTCCGTGTTCGACCTGATAGGCGTGTTTGAGGGCACGTTGGGTACTCTGGCGAAGACCGAGAACGGTATCCAAGGTTTTTCCGAGGCTTTGGAGAAAGCCAACAAGGCCGTTCACACCATCAAGTTCCAAGAGACTTTGGAGGCTTGGAGCGCTGGTGCGCAGGACGCGCAGGACAAGATGCGCAACGCTTTCAAGGATATTGGCGACGCCGCGTACTCGTTGAAGGACACCACTCGCGCGGTGTTCGGTGACGCGGGCCAGATCGTAGGCGAGGGCATCACTGGGTTGAGTCGCGTGTTGCAGCAGTCCGGTGGTGGAATCCGCGATTTCAGTTCCGGTGTCCGCGACGGGTTCAGCCAGGTGTTTGACGCGGTGGGTGACGCGGGCCCCATGTTCTCCGATTTGGCGAGCATGGTGGGCCAGTTGTCGCGCACGTTCGGCGGCACGTTCGCGTCCGCTTTGCGTACCGTGAGCCCGCTTATCAGCACCATCGCCAAGGGTGCCACCGGCGTGGCCCAAGCGTTCGACTCGTTGCCGGGGCCGGTGAAAAGCATCATCACATTGTGGGCCACGTTCGGTCGTGCGGGCAAGACGGCGTTCGAGTCGTTGAAGACCGGCATGTTGCAGAACATCCAGTCCACGATGCGATACCAGAAGATGCTCAGCGAACTGGGTTTGAGCGCCGAACAGGCGTCCGTGAAAATGGGCACCCTGATTAAGGCGATGAACCAGTTGCGTTCCGGCAATTATGCGGGTATTCTGTCCGGTGCCATCAGCGAGGTCAATTCCCTCGGCATGGCGGCGGAAGCTAACTCGAAGAAGCTGCTCCTTCCGGGGAACGCTGCCAAGGAGACTTCCAAGGACATGGGCGGCTTGGTCGGTGCGAACGGTCAGGCCATCGCCTCCATCCGTTCGGCCGGGGAGCAGGCCGAACAGCAGTCCGGCAGGTTCGGTTCGTTGAAGACCGGCGTGAAGAACCTGTGGGATGCGTTCGGCGGCTGGACGACGGTTGCCGGTCTGGGAATCAGCGCGGGCATCGCCGTCATCGGCAATGCGATATCCGACTACACGACGAAGGCGGAAGCATCCAAGCAGGCGATGGACAAGGTCATCGACGGCATGAAGGGCATCAAGTCCAACGCCAAGGAGGCGGCGGACGCGTTCAACGATTTCAAGTCGGAGACCACGAAACAGTGGGATGACCCGTCGCTCCTGTTCGGCAAGGACGGTGGCGGCGCGGTCACTGAATGGCTCGTCAAGGTCAGCGGCGGCTACACGTCCGCAGCCGACGCGGCCAAACGTCTGGGCATCAATACCAGTACGCTGACCGATGCGGTCAGCGGCAACGAGGCCGGCTACAAGAAGCTCGTCAAACAGTTGGAGGCGCAAAGCAAGGAGACATACAAGGCCAGCGACCAGTACGGCATGATGGTCGAGAAGCAGACCGATGCCGCCATCGCCGCCGACACGCTGTTGCAGGCGTTGAAGAAGCAGCACAAGGAAGGCTTGGAGAAATCCGTCAAGGAGCAGATGAAATATCTGCGTTCCCTCGAACAGATCTCCGATTCCTCCTCCGCGCTGTCCGACAAGCTCAGCTCGCTCGCCACGACGGTCAAGGCGAACGGTCAGGCGTTCAAGGAAAACGGCGAACTGGCTGACGCCAACAACGCCGCCTATGTGCGCACCGACAAGGCGATGAAGGATGTGGCCGCTACCGCGTTGCTGTCCGCCCATCAGCTTCTCTCCTATGGTGAGAAGAACGGTCAGGTGGAGGAGTACACGCAGAAGGCCGCAAACTCCATTTATGAGGCGCGTGAGGCCATCGTGCAGCAGGCTCAGGCCGCTGGCATGAGTGAGGAAGCTGCTGAAAGGTACGCTGATTCGCTTGGTCTGATTCCCTCTGATGTGGGTACCACGATCACCGCTCATTCGGAAATCGCCCAAGATGCGGTGGATAAGCTCGTGCAGGGCATATCCGGTCTGACCGATGGTGAGAAAGAGATCGTTATCCGGCTACGTGAAGCTGGAGTGGTCACCACGTTGGACGGTGTTCTCAGTCTTGTTGAGCAGCTGATGAAAGGCGACTTGTCCGAGAGGGACCTCACATTGCTGTTGAACGCGGAGGGCAATGCTCGCTGGGAGACAGGCGAGGTCAAGGAGAATCTTCTTGCTCTCGGCATGTCCAAGAAAGCCTACAAGTGGCTGTTCTCAGGTGAGGGCAACGCTGAGGAGCGCATGCAGAAGGTCAGGGACGAGCTCGGCTATCTGAACCTGACCGACGAGCAGATACAGTGGATTCTCGACTGTATCGACCACGCTTCCGGCAAGATAAAGGACGTGGAGAAGAATAAGGTTCCCGCCGCCAAGGGCGTCAGCTTCAACATCGACGCCGACGATGATGACGCTCAGGTGAAACTCGCCTCCTATAGGGAGTCCGATGGTGAAAAGCTCGCTGAGAATAATATTCTCGTCAGCGCCGTCGATAACACCAGCGAGGGCACCGAGTCCGCTAAGGCGAACGTGTTCAGTGTTCCCCATGAATGGTGGTCGTGGCTGTTCGGACTTGATGGCACCAGTGGCCCATCCGGTATCGCGAAGAACGCCGTTGAGAGCATTCCTCAGCAGTGGCAGTCTATATTGACTGGTTCCGGCAATACGACGCTGTTTTCCAACATCGCCAATAATGCGGTTCGGAATATTCCTCAGCAGTGGTTGTCCATGTTTACGGGTCTCGGCAATACGCCATCGTTTGCCGGAACGGCACGAAGCATGATCGGCAAGGTGCCCACCTATCATTCCACGACGTTGAATGCGATGGGCAACGCTTTGGATGTCGCGTCGAACCTGCTATCCACTCTGCGGTCAATCGCTGGTCGCACATGGACGGCTTTCATCGACACGATATCCGGGGGTGGCGGTCATGCTACCGGTGGTCGTATCTATGGTCCCGGTACTTCCACTTCCGATTCGATTCCGGCGATGCTGTCCAATGGTGAGATGGTGCTTCGTGCCGCAGCCGTCAAGAAGATTGACGCCTTGTATGGCAGGAGTTTCCTGAACACGTTGAACGCGGTCGGCAGTGTGGAGAAAGCCATGCAACCGTCCGCGTTCGCGTTGAACGCTCGCAGGAAGTCTCAGGCGTATGCGACCGGTGGCCGCGTATCCACGGCGAACGGCTCGTGGAACATCGAGGTCAACCCTGTTGTCAACGTCGAAGCGAACGGCAACTTGAACGCCGGCGTGCGCGAGTTGAACAACCGTGTGGACGAACTGAACCGACAGGTAGGGGCTCTTGCGGCCGGACTGCCGTCCGTGATCTCGGAGAACAGCAGTCCTTGGCCTAGCAAGCGTGATTTCATCCGTGATGTATTGGAGGCCAATCGTGGCAGGTGAGCTTGCGTATGTGAGTGGTTTGACCGGTGAACGGTTCGACGTGTCGGATTATGCGACGGTTGATTTCGAGGGCGCGTTGGAGTTGCGTGGCCGTGAATGGGATTATACGGTGCGTAACGGTGGATTGACTGGTGTTTCGAGGAAACGTCGGGAGATTTCCGTTGACGTGCATTATGGTGATGCGGCTGCGTTCGACTCGTTCATGCGGACGGTTGACGCTGATCTGGCTGTTGGCAAGCCGGGACGGTTGGAGGCTGTGAATGGTGCGGGGGAGGTTTGGACGCAATCGTGTTATGCGGTGAAGTCCGAGGCTTCCTCGCATCCGGGTTCGTCCGACCCGGTGTGCGCGCTTTCGTTCGTCTTGTTGGATGGTGTGTGGCGTCATGATGCCGTTACCGTGTCGTATCAGCCTGTGTCCGAGTCTGCTGTGTCTGGCTTGGATTTGCCGACTGACATGGGTTATGATCTGGCTGTTTCGCGTCCGTCATGCATGGTGTCTAATCGTATGCGTGTTCCGATGCCGTTTCGTCTGGTCATATATGGGGCTGTGTCGAATCCGTCGTTGACGATTGGCGGGAACGTGTACCGGTTGAATGGTGATGTTCCGGCTGGCGCTTACGTGGTGGTTGACTCGTTGAAGAAGTCGATCATGCTGCATGATGCGGATGGCTCTTTGCGGAACGTGTTTTCGTGGGGTGTGCGAGGTTCCGGTTTGAATCGTGGACAGTATGTTTTCCAACCTGTTCCGGCTGGTTCGAGCGTGGTTGAGTTGGGTTCCGGTTTCAGTTTTGATCTGACGGTTGTCGAGGAGAATGGGGACCCGACTTGGTTGATCTGATTTGCGCTGACGAGAATGGCGTGCCGTTCCATGCGGTTTCGGATTGCGTGTTTGATTGCGCGTGGGGGTCCGGTGAGAATGATTTCGAGCTGACGTTGTATGACGGTACGGTGCTGCCTGACCGTGGTCTTGTCTATGTGGATGGGACCGAGGTCGGCGGCATCGTCGATCATATGAAGGATGAACTGTCGGACGGTGTGAGTGTCGTAACGTATTCCGGTCGTAGTTGGCATGGCATATTGGCCGGTAAGGTGTTGCAGCCGGATTCGGGGCA